GTGCGTAACCAGTTCTCGGCGGTCAACCAGTGGCACACCGATGCAGTCTACCGGGCGATGATTTCGGCTTTTCCGGGCGTGCGGCCGGATGGCGTGTACTTCCTGCACGGCGCACCCCGGGGACCAGGCAGTGCCAACGCCTATGTGCTGTTTGAAGCGGACGTGCCGGCGGCGACTTACCTGGAGCAAATCAACGCGCATATCCGCGACCAGGGCAACCATGGCCACGGCGACGATCTGCTGGTGATGGTCATGCCTGAAACCCAGCACGCGCTACGGCTGACCTTGTGGCCACGCGCATTATTGGGCGCCGAACAGCGCGCCAAGCTGCAGGCCGACGTCGATCAGTTTATCCGCGCCGCCTTCCGCGAGAGCGGCACCGGTGACTATCAGCCGACGCTGACCTATCCGCAGTCGCGGTTTTCATTCAGCCGCCTGGGCGAAGAACTTCACCAGCAGTTCGCCGGCATTGAGTCGCTGCACTTTGATAACGCTGACATCGTGTCGGAGTTGAGCATCCCCCGGATTCAATCGCTGCAGGTGGTGTTCGCATGATCAAGCTGAACTTGCCGTTCTGGCTTGACGGCCCGCAGTTGGCCAAGCTCAAGTCGGCCAGCCAGACCTGGTGGGAAAAGGTCGAGGGCTGGTTGCAATGGCCCTTGCTGCAAATGGATGCAGACACCTGCCATTTGACCGTCCTCGATCTGCTGGCCTGGCAGCGAGATATCAGCCGCTTCAAGGACGAACCCGAAAGCCTGTACCGCTTACGCGTCAAGTTCGCCTTTATAAACGCGGTCGATGCCGGCAGCACAGCGGGCCTCAAGCGCATCCTGCAGCGCCTGGGCGTCGGCTACGTCGAGATCGACGAGCGTATGCCCGAACGAGACTGGGACGTGGTGCTGCTGCGCCTGTCCGACTCGCAGCTGTCGCAAAACCCTGAGCTGATGCGGGTTCTGATCCAGCAGTACGGCCGAACGTGCCGGCGTTATGACTTCGTGACCATCACCCCCGTATCACTGCGCATTGTCGCGGTGGACTTCAACGACGACCAGCAAACGCTGGTTGCCAGCCTGTAGGAGCCTCCCGTGGGAGCCAGCATTACCCTTGCAGGTGAAAGCCTGATCGCGCAAAAACAAGGCGCACAACAACCCCTGATCGTGTCCCGTTTTGTTCTGGCCAATGTGCCAGGGCTGAACCCCAACGGCACGGTTGATCGTGCGGCGCCGAAGCCGGCGGCGCACTTGGTCGCGAGTTATGACGTCACGCAAAAAGGGTTTGTGAACCCTAACCAAGTCGTCTACAGCCTGATGATGGGCAGTGATATTGGAGACTTTGACTGGAACTGGATCGGCCTGGAAACCGCCGAAAATGTGTTGTTGGCAGTGGCGTATGTGCCTGTACAGCAAAAGCGCAAGAACATACCGCCGCAGCAAGTGGGCAACAACGTCACGCGCAACTTCCTGGTGGTGTTCGACGGTGCGCAGGCGCTAACCGGCATCACCGTTGACGCAAGCACATGGCAGCATGATTTCACTGTGCGCCTCCACGGTATCGATGAACGCGAACGCTTGAGCAATCGTGATATCTACGGACGAGCTTGTTTTTTTGGCAGCGCTTTTCAGGTGGAGAAAGTCGGCAGTGATTACCGGCTTAAGCCTGGAATGGCCTATGTCGAAGGGATTCGCCTGGTTTTACCTGAGTTCTTCCCAGTCGCGGTGCCCAGGTTGCCGACCGCAGTCTATTTGATCGTATCGCTGCGCCGTGAATTGAGCGACGTGGTGGCCAGCTGGACGTTGGGATACGAAGCAAACCAGGCTGATTTCACTGATAGCTCTGGCGCTCGTCACTATTGCATTGCGCTGGCGGACCTGACGCCTTCACAGATTAGCGACTATCGCTCTGCAGAGCCTATTAACAGCCCGCTCATCAGTCATTTTGCGGCACGTAACGGGGACTACGCACTGTTGCGCGCCCGAGCAACAACTAAGGATGACGTCGGGCTGGGCAAGCTTCCTAACGCCATCAGCGATGATTACGCGACAGATAACAGCTTGATCCTTGCCACGACCAAAGCGGTCAACTCTGTGCGCCGTCTGCTGCAGCTGGCGATAGATAAAATCATCTCGGGAGACACGCCAGCCGGAAAGGCGAAACGCCTGGAAACCGCCCGAACGCTATCTATCAGCGGAGCAGGCACGGGCGAAGCGCAGTTTGACGGCGGTGACAATGCGACCATTCCGTTGACGCTTGCAGACAGTGGGGTCAAGGCTGGCACGTACCCTAAAGTTCAAGTGAATGCGAAAGGCATCGTAGTCGGGGCCCAGGCGCTTACGGCTCAGGATATTCCTGGTTTGGACTGGAGCAAGATCACCAGCGGTAAGCCTAATACGCTCAACGGTTACGGCATAACCGACGCAATACATGCCGGGGACTGCGGTCTGGCGGGCACTACATCGCCTTCATCTGCCATCGACCATAAAGACCTTCCTGGCGGTTTTCACTACTTTGGGGCTGGCTACACAACCTTCAGTGAGTACGTCGGCCTGATCAATATTCCCTACGGCATTTCCTCTTATTCAGGCCAGATCGGCCTGCAGCAAGGGACTGATGACGTCAAATTGCTGGTTCGCTCGGTGAACAAAACAGGGGATTGGACGCCTACTCGCTCTGTCTGGCACAACGGGAATTTCGACCCAAACACTAAAGCTAATGCGGCTACGACCCTTGAAGGCTATGGCATTACCAACGCCATTCCGACAGGGTTAACCAATAAGCGGCCCCAGCTTTACGCCCCGCAATCAGGGGACGGTGTTGATCGTGGCGCGCTTGAGATTCGCGAAGCGGAAGCCATCGGCAGCGGTAGCGTCGCCGCTCAATACGCGCCGCGAATCTCTTTTCATTGGCGTTCGGTCGCCTCCGGTGGCCTGAGCATGAACGCCGCCGGAGAACTGCTATGGAACGGAAAGCCCCTCTGGCACAGCGGTAACGGTCCGAAAAATACGGCGAGCCTGGGCGATATCGGTTTTTGGCGGTGCGCTGACACAGGTGTGGTTCTTCAATGGGGGACGGTCGCTGCGCACCCTGCTGTCGCTCAATCAGTGAGTTTCCGCGTGGCGTTCAACGTCGTGTGTTTTGGGGTTCTCCCTACTACCAACAACGCGGGCGGTGGTCCAAACGCTGACTCCGGTTATCAGATCGTGAGCAAGAGCGTGACCGGATTTACGGCCTACCGACAAGACTACAACACCACCAACTTCGGCCAAGACAGCGGCTACACCTGGTTTGCCGTAGGGTTCTGAGGAACGATCATGAGCAAGTTATTCAGCGCTTCAACAATGGGCTTTTACGACACCGAATTCAGCCTCTCGATACCCACTGATGCTTTCGAGATTTCAGACGAGCTTCACGAACAGTTGGTTTCCGGCCCGTCGCACGGCCTGCAGTTGTCGCTCAATGCGAAAAATAAGCCTTGCTTGATCAAGGTTGAGCAGGATTCCAATGCTCTGGCGACGATGGAACGCCGGTGGCGGGATACACAGCTGTCTCTCAACGAATGGCTGGTAACGCGTCACCGTGACGATCGGGAGATGAGCGTTCCCTCCGTTCTGACTGATGAGCAGTTCGCCGAGTTACTGGTTTATCGACGGGCATTGCGGGATTGGCCTGAGTCGGAGTTCTTTCCCAAGGTCTCGCGTCGACCTGCTGAGCCTGTTTGGCTTGAGTCTCAGTTGGTATTGAACCCATGACCTGGGCGCCCGTCGCAATGCGCTGGCCGGCTCAGGCTACCCAATGGATGGGGCAACTGTCAGCGGCCAAGGAGCTGGCCAGCACCGAGCAGGTCAGTACCGCCAAGCGCTTGGCGGATCTGAACGGAAAGACCAGCACCAACCCGGGGCCGGTGGGTGACGCCGCCCTGGGCGCGATCGTTGCCGGCCGCGGGGCATTGGCGGATCAGATGGGCGAGGCCCCGGCGTGCCTGGTGGTGACGCCATTTCAAAGTGGAATTGGCCAGGGCCGCGGCTACCAACGGTTCCTCTCGGCACCGAACCTACTGCAGCAGCTGGCCGGCAAACTAGTGGACGTGAGCGACTCCGGCCGGCCGGATGGTTCCCAATTCGCCCTGTGCCTGATGTTCCTGGCCACACGCTTTGATCAGTTGGCCGAGAGCCTGGGGCGCTTCAATGCGCTGCTGCCCATGCCTGACCTGGTGCGAGCCGAGCGCCGTGCGCGGCACCTGTCGAAGCTGGAGACGGAAAAATGGGACATCCCCGCCGCCGGCACGCTGCCGCGTTGGCAGGCGTTGCCCCTTGAACGCTGCACCGTGGTCAAGGCCGCGCAACAATCCATGTCTGGCCAGCTCGCAGTTCTGGAGAGCTACGCGGCCGACAGCTCGCCCATGGCCGACCTTGCCGCGCTGGCCAACCGCAAGGCGGCACAACAGCAGGGCAGGGATCAGCAACTGGCCGACCTTAAAGCATCGCTCGCCGGCGGCGGCCCTGATAGCAGTATGCGTGCGCGTCTGATCGGACCAGGCAACGCCACTGAATTGCGCCAGGCGTTGCTGGCCGGTGAGGCACCGGGGCATGAGTGGGTGCTGTGTGCCGGCGCGCTCCTGGTGGGATCGGAAAAGGGACTGAGCTTCGTTCGCGAGTTGGCGGGCCTATGACGCTGCTACTGGATGGGCAAGAGGTTCGCGGGAAGAACCTCAAGGTCACCGGCAATCTGCGCATCGAAAGTGACGATTTGTCAGGACAGACCAGCAACACGGACAAGGGGCACAAGGGCTTCAAGCCCAAGACCCTGACCGTCAACCTGATGATTCCCTTCGTTGACCAGGTGCAGCTGCGCGATCTGATGCGCCTGGTGGAAGCGACCGAAGGCGGTGGCCAGCTCAAGACC